ACATAACCACCGCCCTTGGTTGTATTCCAAGATTCTACGGACTGCGAACTAGGGTCTAGCGAAACACCAGAAAAAACATTTTTATAATTAGGCTCTCTTAACTGCTGACGAACCTTACGACTAAAGTTCATAGCCAACGATCCAGAGTATGAACAACTAATAAACTCATGTTCAGGGTTCTTGCCTAAGTGCCACGCTGGAAAAGCAACAGAAGCTAAAGTAGATTTACCATGTCGAGGCGGCATAAATAGCATTAGTCTAGGAGATTTCCTATCGTTTACATCTTGACTAAATTGTTCGAGTCTTAAACAAATATCTTTGTGTACCCAACCTGCTACATAATCAGAATTAAATCTTTCAACAAATGGTAATAAGTGCTTACGTGACAACGCACGCATTGCTAATTCTTGTTGCGCTTTTTCTTGTTCAGTTTGTTCAACTGTTTTTTCTTCTATAGGTTCTTCTATTTGAGGAGCAACTAAACGTTCAGCTTCGTCAGCTTTGCAGTACACACAAACTTGATCATCTCCTGGGTACAACGTCTCAGGATGTAATGCCTTACAAGTGGTACATTCAATCTTCTTTATTTCCATCTTTTTTTGGCATTAGATATTGATTATCAGTTCCTGCTATTTTTAACAATTCAGCATCTGGTAGTTTTTCTAGTTGTTGAACTGTTTTATCAAGATTTATATTTATTTGCGTAGCATGTTCTGGTGCAAATAGACCGTGGAGCTTGCACAATGAATCAGTAATAACCTTTTCTTCGGTCGCGGTTGCCGATTTACGGTGGGCTTCTAAATACATAGAAGTAGCTTGTTGCTTATCAAACTTAATTTCTTCTTTAAATTCATCACGCATTTTGGCCACCATCTTTTGTACAGCTGGTTTTTTAAAGATTTTATAGACATGCTCATTATCCCTATAACCAGCGGCTCTTCCTGCAGCAGCTTTAGACATTCCTCGGAGATGATATAATATGAGGCGTTCTTCTTGAACACTTAACTCATTAAGTTTGACGTCCGCATAAGGATAATGAGACTGAAGCTCGGCTCTTTCTTGTTCAAAGTTTTCTTTATCACTCATTTTCTTTGAATTCTACTATATTTTTACACCACCAGTACAATAAGTCTTCGGATAAACTGTGTTTTAGTATGTTTACCCGACTACAAACTAGTTGAATATTGCTCGGTATATACCAAACAGTTGGATCTATTCTATCAATTGAGGCATTCAAGTCTTTTTTACCATGCCCATCTTTATGGTAAGTCATATACAAATTGGTAAGGGCACATTTACCCCCTTGTTTATTCCAAACTGCTATTAAGTCTTCTGGTTGAATATCCCAAATTACGTCTTTATTATTTTTAGTACGAGAATATTTTAAATGATGATATAAACTTTTTAAATATGCTTCTGGAGAACCACTTTTTTTCTTGTTTCTCGCAACAGTACGGCAAGAAAGGCAAGTCGATCGGTAGAAAACTCCTTTAGCATTTGAAGACTTATATTCACTTTTTGGGAAATTTTTCCCGCAACCCGCACATTTCTTTGTGCTCATGCTTAGTCACTATATATGGTAATAAATTTTTTGTGAAATTTTTTTCAAAATATTTTTTGTAGTTATCGCTCACTCAGGGCACCCCTTACTTGGTCAGAGCCCACCGCCGAACCCTTTTTTCAATTTGGAACCTTGTTTTTAATTTTAGCCTATTGGAACCTTGTCCAGAAGTTAGCCCATACAATTCTTAGTAGAACCTATTGAAGAAAGCACAGCCAGGCTGAGCTTTATTATTAGACCTTGGTGATTCTAAAGGTAATGATACCTTTGGGTAATTTAAACTTCTAACATAGGAAACCTTATGACTATTAGAAAACTTAAAGAAGAAACATTTAACTTCTTCGTTAACGGTGAAGGTGATAAAACATCTTTGAATACTAACCGACCTAAACTCAGATACTTTGATGAAGGTCTAGATGAATGGGCTGACTTGCCTACTCCATTTAGCGCTTTCTTAAATACTCCGAAGGCTGGTCACAACACCAAGGCTAAGAACATTTCTCTAAGCCTCTCTGGTAAATCTAACCTTCAACGTAAGATTGAACTGGAGAAATTCATAGTAGTGCTTCAAAACATTGCTGACTCCGATAACCCTAGTTGCTCTATACAACTTTGGGAGGCTAGCAACTTCAATGGAAGCACTACTAGTGAATTGGATAACGTTGGAGATGTAGAATGATTAACTATCTAAAGAACGGTGGTAAATCAATCCTCCAAATGTTTGACGACCTTGGGCAATATTGCGCTGATACCTATAATAAGGTTGAAGCCGATAACAAACCTAAGGAAGTTCTACCATCTCTTGTAGAACATCGTAACGCTAGCAGAGAAGCTTTCTTCTTTGCTAACGATGATGCTACGGAAGAGGCTTTTGAGGTATTTTACACGAAGCTTCTACAAGATAAATTAGAGCGTGAACTAAAGGAGGCACAGGATAACTAAACCTAACGCAAGACTCTACCTTTTAGGTAGGGTTTTGCGCTTAACTAGGGCTTGGCTGTGTGCCGACTACTTTCATCACCCTTGATAACTACTATCATCAGGTTACCTGATGTGGACATGTGGTACATAGGTAGTAGCAGATTGTTACATTGTCTGCTTCCAAGGTGTACCGGCTGTACCACCTTTGTACCAGCTATATTTATGTGTGCTGGTACACCTCAAAACTATATGCTGTATGCGTTTCCTCGCATATGCCGGGTTTTGTACCGAGTGTACCACAGGATTTGCGTTAGCTTTAGTAATGGACCGTGGACCGTAGTTATTAAATCGTGGTTTAAACCAACATTTAACCGGTACAAATGGTACACCTACCACGAAACACAGCTACCGCGCGGGTTTCCGGTGTACCACTATGTTTTCTTTGCTGGTACACCAAATGGCAAAAGCTCAATAGAATCAATAACTTACGGTGTACCAGGGTGTACCGCGAACGCCTTCCGAAGTCAGGCGTTTTTAGGTAGTTCTTGTGTAATTGACTAATAATAGGAGCATGATATGGATAAGATGAATGTCTGGTATGGCAGTAATGAGAATAAATGGTTGAGTAATTTAGTTTATCGACCGTTTGTTTATGAAGGTAAACACTATGTCACTGTTGAGATGTGTTACCAAACTTGGAAGAGCGGTGAGTTTGATCGCTCTATTTATAATCAACCTTGGTTAGAAGGTCTTAAGATCCCTGGTAAGAAGGGTACTAAGACTGAAGATGATTGGAATATTAAGTTTATGAGCTTTTTTAATAATCCTGATCAGCTTGAAAGGTTGAGGAACTTGGGTGATGTAGAGTTTACTCACACCCAAGATAGAGGAATATGGAGAAAGATGTTTCCCCGTATTCTTAAGATGATTAAAGACGAAATATAAGGAGAGTAATATGGAAAAATGTTATGTGTGTAGAAATGAAGTGGTTAATGGAGAAGAAATAACTGTTGGCCCTGCAGAACATCTATGTGAAGACGTTGTGGTATGTATGAATTGTAAGCTCAATTGGCTCGAAGGAATACAAACAGCTAGAGCAGAGATTGTAGGAGAATAATATGAAGTTTATAAAAGTACCACCGACATACACAGCTGAAACTACTGAAAGTATAAAAGACGATTTATGGAGGTTGGTTTCTACAGTTGGCTTCCGTAAGGAATTTAGCAGACAGATTTACTATGAAGGTGAAGCAGGTGTTAATTATCGTTACTCTAATATAGACCATGTAGGCCATGGGTTTAGTCCAATCATGAAAGATTTAAAAGCGTGGGTTGAATGGCGATTGTCTACTATCGGTATACATGAGAACTTCAATCATATTTTATGTAACTCATATTTTATGATTGAAAGGCTAGCTGCTCACAAAGATGATGAACCAGAATTAGAGGGTGGTATTGCTTCCTTCTCATTAGGTTGTTCAGCTATCTTTTCTTACGGTAAGACACGCGCTTGCCTTAATGATGTGACAATAGCTGACAAAGATTTATGGTACGGCGATAGAGAGTTTTTCGATACCTGTTACCATAAAGTTAGTTCACCAGAACCAGACGGTGACCATGAGTCTTCACATAGACTTAATTTCACTTTGCGAACTGTTAAGTGTTAATAAATAGTCATTATGGTGGCCTTCTTAGGAACTTACGCTACTGTGTCCTAAGACGCATTGAATCGGTAGTCGCTAGTGCACTAGTGGCAGTTTTCCAAGTTTTACTGAGGACTTAAAACTTGGCTAATTTTAACTTAATAATAGGAGAGTATGTTATGAATGAAACAATCATGTCATTCTTGGATTCTTATGATCCAGATACAGAGAAAGTTGAATCAGCTTTCGATGTTTGGTTGCGTGACCATAAATCAGAGGTTTACCTTATGATGGATGCGTATGGTTTAAATTTTGATGACGCTTCATTGCGTTGTTACATGGAATATCAAAGGGGGGAACGATGAGACTAAGACTCAAAGGTCATTGTATTTTTGGTGATTATTGCGGTATGACCCCTGATGGTAAGGTCAAGTTTTGGGATGAAGAACTAAATAAAATAGTACTTTATCCTAGACATAGAGTGGAGCTAGCTTCTTATGAAAAAGGTAGCTAAAGAATTCAAAGTAGTTAAATACAAAAGCTACTTGGATAGGTGTATCTGCGTAAGTAGATGCGTAACATTAACTAATACTACTATAGGAGTATATTATGGCAGATCTATTTGATCCTGCGGACCAGGAAATTGGTCCAGAACTGGTGGTCGGAAACGACACGCCAGAGAGTGCATATATCCCAGATACCAACGGTGATCCCGACGGTGCTGAGAAACGTGCAGTGCAAGCTAACATACAGTTACCAGATTGGTACTTTCGTAAGTATGCACTTAATGACTTTGGTAAACCGGTCTTCAACAAGGCTGTTGTAGATGGGATTATGAAAGTCTTTGACACTAAGTTCAATACCCCAATGGACTTTAGCGATGATCCAGAGAAGCGTGAAGACGAAGAAAAGTACTTCGATTCACAGTGTAATCAGATTGTTGATGGTCAAAGGGTGTTGTTGGAAGTTGACCCACAATCAACTGGTCTTAACTTTCTACAACTTTGTACTAGAACGTGGTCAGAGTTCGCTAGCATTTGCTACGAAACTTTGGATGCGGTGTCATCAATTACAGTTGCGGAAGATATTCCTGACTGGTTGATTCAACGTGAAGAGAAGTCATTGCAACTTGGTCGTAAGGCTAGATTGCTATCGGCAGCTCTTGACAATCTTGGACATGACTTTGGTTTGAAAGACACTGAAATCAAAAGGTTTCGTGTTGAAAAACAAGTCCAAGACAGATTGCAAAGGCTTGCTGAGTACAATTACAACATGCATGCTGATGCTTCTGGCAAGGTCAAACAAGATCTAAACACTGAAAGTACCGCTCATATGAAGAGTGTTATTGAACGTGCTTAGTTCGAGCCTAGCTAGATTATTCAACTTGAATGTTAGCGTAAGGTAACTACCAAGTCCTACCGAGTTAATGTTTCGATTGCTCGGTAGGCATTTTTTTATTAATCGAAACAAATTGTGCTAAGGAGAACATCAATGGCTACAAAAAGTAATGTACAGATAGTGATCAATCCACCTAATTTTCAACAAGTTAAGTTGAAAGTGACTGGGTTGAC